TACAACCGATTCATGCGGATGTTGTGCTAAAAATCCGTTATATCCTTGTGAAATAATACGATTGTCTTTGACAAGGATACAGCCTACATGAAGGCGGTTACATGAAGAGCGTTTAGCCGTACACAGAACAATATCTCTAAAATATTCTTCCCAAGTAGGTCGCGTACTCATTGTATTATATTTTGATATAAATCTTTAATTCTTCTTTTTCGTTTTTCGTTTCTCGTTTTTCGTTTTTTCTTTTTGTGTTTTCTTTAATAAGTTCGGGCTGTACTTAAAGAACCATTTTTTATATTCAACGGATCGTTTGTCGTGTTTTAATTCGTTGAATTTGCGTTGCCGGTTTTTTAATATTTTAGGCAAATCTTCTTGGTCTCCAATGCACGGTAACTTGAAACGCTGTAGTTCCACTGGAATTTTTTTCTTTTTTTCCAATACATTTGTGTATTTTTCCACAATGACGTTAAGTTCTGCTACAATAGATAAGATAAATGCGTTATTGATTTCATCAATATTCATTAATAATAAACTAAAATACAAATTTAATAAAGTATCTATGTTTCCCACCTGAATATCTTCATGATTGTGCTTTACTTCAATAAAGCTTAAACACGAATTTGTTTGAAATAAATATCCAATGGAAACATCTTTATACGTCATATGGGCATAATTTCCTATAAATTTGTAAATAGATTCTTGCTTTTTTATTTTTACATTTAAATGCTTTAATGCTTTAATAGTTTTTATCGTTTTGTCTAGATCGTCACAATATATGATGAATTTGTCCTTGGTCTCATCATTGCAAAAATTGTGTTTCAAATACTTTTTATAGATACATCCAATGATGTGGAAATTGCAAAATACGTTTTTTTGTTTTCGGAATCTTTGATACAAGGATTCATAACATTGATTAAATTCTTTTGTTTTGATTTTGATATACATGTGATTTCTTTTACTCAATGGCTTGACCAACAATGGGAAATATTCATTGAGTAACTGCATTCGTTCATATATTTTTTCCCAACGAGATACATCGCCTTTGGGACGGGCCAATTCTTGATGTAAACTCATGCGTAAATAGGATGGTGGAGTATATAAAATCCCCTGTACACTTACTGATTTTTCCAACAAAGAACTATAAAAGGTTTCATGTATTTGTGTAATATCTGCAATAGGTACGAAGTTTACAAATACTTTGTAAGTTCCAAAAAAAATGGCATTTTTACCTTCAATGTGAAATACGTTTTCTTTTTTAAATAAATTACACAGGTTTTTGGCGTCTTCCAACGCAGTGGGTGAAAAGAAATCGTAATCTGGAATATCAATGTCATAATTGTAGAATTGTTTTTCCTTGGGCAATATGGAGTTAATGGCCGTCCCACCATAACATATTCGCTTATGTTTCTTCATGAAAGCTTCAACTACTTGCAATAAAGAATCACTTAAATAATTTTGCTTTTTATCCTTCTTTTGTTGAATTTCGTTTTCTTTGATAGACTCTTTCAAGTAAGTGATATCCATAATCTACTATATAGGTAGAAAAATTTTATTACGACTCATAGAGATCTTTGAGGTCTACATCAATCATATGATCCGGTTTTTTAATATATGGGCTTGTTTTTGTTCCTGCGTCTGCAATTTGCTCTACAAAGAAAGAATTGTAATAGTTTAAATAAGAATCATAATTTTGATAATTCATTCCAACAAATTGAGTTCCTCTTTTGAACGCTTGAGTAAAGTCATAATTAGCATGATGCGACGACCATGTAGGTAAACATAACGAAAGATTATTTTGTGATTTATATTTGTTCATGGTATAAGCACCGTCCGTGTTGTTGAGTTCGTTGAAACGGTAATTATCTAGGTCTTCGCCATATAAGTCAACCATATCATTTAAGTCACTTTGTTTGACTTTTTCATATGTTGGTTCATCGTTTAAGATCACAAAGACAAATATTTTGTCCTTTGTATCCATCATTTTCATATTTGGAACAGCCACGTTTTTTTCTTCGGTAAAATCTCTTGTAAATTTATCTCTGTCAAATGAAGAATCAAGTGCAGTTTTGATGCTATTGTAGAAATTAATTTGATTCTTGGTTGTCGTTTCGTCATATACTTTTTCGTCTTTATTAGAACCATAATGTAATCGCAATATCAAAAACAAGGGGTCTTTTTTCATATTATTCTTTACGTCGCTTATACCGTTTTCAATGAATAATTCTTTGACAAAATAAGTTTGATTGATCAGATCAAACGCTTTTTCAAGTGGAATTTCATTAAAGGATTCTTTGATTTCATTTTGACTGTATGAACTCGTTGCAACAATTGGTTTCTTGTCTTTAGAGAATATTTGTAAATCTAACGCACGCACCCCATAAGATGCACAGTTTTCCAACGCACATACATTTACATGACCGTTTTTATAATAACCATTGCAAAAGCAATTGTGGGCTGTTTTGATGTAAAAGTCCTTTAACTTATAGTCGTAATCTTGTACTGTACTGGCAATCGTTACTTTACCGGTGAAATACTTCATATCATTTAAATCATCCAAATTCAAAAATTCTTCAATGGAGTTTTCATCGGTGAATCGCATTTTTTGTATTGTTTCACAATTGTCTTCATTTTTGGATAGTTTGGTGGAAATATATACCAAGAGCATAATAAACAAAAAAAAGAAGAAAAAAAACATGGCATTTCCTTTGACGTTATCTAGAATTGTCATACTTAATTTATATGTATATAATTTTATGAAGTATTTAGAGCATATTTATCTTTAAGTTATATATAATGCCAGGAGGTTTATTAAATATCATTGCGTTTGGTAATTCAAATATCATTTTGAATGGAAATCCATCCAAAACTTTTTTCAAAACAACGTATGCAAAATATACGAATTTTGGTATTCAAAAATTTCGCATTGATCAAAATAGCAATCAAAATATAGAATTGAACAATGATTCCATATTTGTATTTAAAATGCCCAGGCACGCCGAGTTGTTAATGGATACATATTTATCCGTTACACTCCCAAACATTTGGTCTACAATTGTACCACCTTCATTGTTTAACGATATATGGAAACCTTACCATTTTAAATGGGTAGATCATTTGGGCACGACCATGATAAAAAGTATTCGCATCATGATTGGGACATCATTGATTCAAGAATACACTGGAGATTACATGCGTTGTATGGTAGAACGGGACTTTTCAGATGAACAAAAAAAGCAATTTGATTACATGAGTGGAAATGTGACTGAACTTCATTCGCCCGAAAACTATGGGGGCAACCGTGACAACCAATATCCCAATAGTTTTTTTACATTGAATATTGATGGTCCAGAGCCTTCTATTCGTGGAAGAAAATTGTACATACCATTATGTCCCTGGTTTATGAATCACAGTAAGCTGGCGTTTCCATTGGTGAGTTTACAGTACAATGAAATTACCATTGAGGTCACATTACGACCATTGAAAGAACTGTTTACGATTAATAATATGCTGTCTGCGGAAAAAGATTTGCAGAATTTAATTGACAATAATTATGTATACAATACATTGAAAACAAATTTCTATCAAAGAATCCAACCAGATTTCACAAATGAACGGCACAGCATGTATCGCTTTTTACAGCCACCGCCTACTATTAGTTTAAACACCAGTGATTATGAGAATACAATAAGTATTTGGGATGCCGACGTACATATTATTGCAAATTATGGATTTTTGACACCCGAAGAAAGTAAAGTATTTGCACTTAATGAGCAAAAATATTTGATTAAAGATGTTAAAACTACATTGTTTCATAATATTGTGGGTTCCAAGAAGGTAAAAGTAGAAACCAATGCACTTGTATCCAATTGGATGTGGTTTTATCGGCGAAGTGATGCGTATAAAAGAAACCAATGGACAAATTACACTAATTGGGAAACATCTGTGATTCCTTTCTCTTTAACGAGTGGAATATCACAAACTTCCTATACGATCGGAGCAACATTGAATCCAAGTATTACGGATAGCACAATCGGTGTCGGTCCTGGAAACGATATTATTGACGATGGTGTTACTCGCATGCCCACAGGGCATAAAATTACACCGGACTTTACTATTCAAAATCAAAAATTCATATTAGATACCTTTTCAATCATCATTGATGGAAAAATCCGTGAAACCGATTTTGATGCAGGTGTGTATCAATACGTGGAAAAATACAAGAGTACAAAATCTAGTTCCGAACTGGGTATATATCATTATAACTTTTGTTTAGATACAAGCAATTATATTCAGCCAACCGGGGCAATCAATTTGAGTCGGTTTAGGAATATTGAACTTGAAATGACTACACTTACTCCTGAGATAGATGCGTCTTATGAATCACTCGTATTGTGTGATGAAAATGGTGGGGTGATTGGTGTGACCAAAGAAGAACCTCTTTACGTATACACGTACGATATGTATCTTTTTGAAGAAAGATACAATATTTTGAGAATTGTATCTGGAAATGGTGGATTGATATTTGCTAGATAGATTTATATAAAATAATTATATACTATAAATAGGAGTAAATGTTTGATAAAGTACCTTTTGATGAAAAAATATTTGATGCAGTTGTTCGAGATATTACTAAAAATATTACATCAGCAAATATCACAACCAGCGACTTGAATAATATTGAAATAAAGCTGAAAAAGGAGATCGACAGCAAATCATATACCATATCGGATTTAGTTATTGTCATCGCTTCCATCAAAGATAACATGAGTAAACGAATATTTACAAAAAACGACGTTCAAGTAGTTGCCAAAGAAGTAAAACGTTTGAAGGCAACAGAAGAGGTGTCTAAAAACCCTTTTGCTAGTTTGGAAGGTTTGTCCATCATGGATAAATTCATGGCCGTATTTACCATTATTTTCAAAACAATTATTGGAATTGTGGATGATTTCATTGTACTTCTTGTGTCTATTTTTATCATATTGAACTTGTTTTTCCGTTCCAATGTTGATTCGGCCATTTTATATCCGAATAATCCCAATGCATATCCATACGTATTTTTTGATAAATTTGGAAATACTAAACAAACCTTTTTAACGTCATCTATTGAAACAAATTTAAATGATAGTGAAGATGATGTGTTTTTGGATACACCAGCGTTTTTCACATCAGATGGAAAATATGATATCAAAAAAAATGTGTGTAAAATCAATGATCCTTATGGTGTCACAATGGAAGGAGAAAACAATTTATGTGATAAAAAAATAGCTACAGACGTTGACTTGAAGGATTTTATGAACCCAATTACTTATGAAAACTTGAACTTTTTTGCACGCAAGTTCATGGAAACCAACAGCGAAAAAACGACTAATGATTTGTCTCTTTATGGTATGTTATGCTTTGTTATGTTGACGATCAATATTAACGCAAACGGAAGTATGCAAAGTGTAGATTCCTTCTTTTCATCCATGTTCAAAAAGAAACCCGGTGAATCCACATTGCTTCATTCCATATTATTTGCATTTTTTACGTTTTTGTTTTACAACATGTTTCAAAACACGAAGTACAGTTTTGCAAATTTGTTTGCAAAATTATTTCCGTTCCGTTCAAGTATGGAAAGTAGGAATGCAGAAGCAGTGGATAGCTTTGTCAAACTAATTTCTGGTTTATTTTCTCCCTTTATGGTGTTCTTCAAGTTCTTTTTCTTATTTGTGTATCCGCTTATATTATTTCATAGTACATTTGCGTATGTCAATTATTCTATTTATGCTAGTGGATTGTTTGTGAAATTATTTTGTTATTTGGGTGTGGCCTTTTCTTTAATGATGTTTTTAACACATTTCGGACTAATGATTCATAGTATTCAAAAGAAAAATGTGACAATTGATGCAATCTTTTCAAATATTATCAAAGAATTTATTCAGTTAATCAATGTGGGGGTAAGAAAACTCACCAGCATATTACCCAAAAAGAATTTGGAAGGTATGACATCGGGTCTTCCATCTATATGTAATTTTAAAGAAATGTTTGGCTTTTCGTTTATTGGTAATATACTTCGTTCCATTGGTATGATGTTTTTAACACCAATTATTATAATATTATTTACAATGCCTACATTTGTCACTCTTTACATGACGTTTGATATTACAAAGTCCGTAACTTTGGATTTTTTCAAATATATCAAAATATTAATATGTGAAATGAAACAATTTCAAACGATCATTCGTGCCTTCTTTTGGATCATCGTCATTCGTGAAATTACCCAATATATGGACAAACCAATGAAAGTTATTACTATTGGAATATTGATATGCATTCTAGGATACGATGCGGTTAAAAATATATTAAAACAAACATTACAGAAAAACAAATGCTTTCCTGAAACAAATAACAATAACAACAATAACGTAAATATCAATGAAAAATTATCTGACTTGATCATGACAAATATAAATACAACCAATAATGAGAAAAATTCATCCACGACGGGCGGATTAGTATAATAAGAATATAAACATTGTACTCTATAAATTTGTATGAATAAAGTAGTAGACCTTTTGTTGAACCAAATTGGTGAAATAAATTTGGTTCAACATATACTGACATGGAGCGCACCATGTTTGAACGATATAATCAAAAAAGATATATCTTCATTTTCATCAACATGGAAAATACTGATGCATGTATATGTTCCAATTGCAATAGAATCTTTAAACACAAGACTAAATTTTGGTGTTATATTGGCAAATGAAGAAGATATGCTATGGATTGTTTATCGTGAATTATTGAAAGAGATTGAAACATTTATTCAAATTTATGAAAAAGTT